AAGATTCTGAGATGTACTGTACGCAGTTTGACAACTCGGTTGTGGAGGATGCCGGACTACTAAAGATGGATTTCTTGGGATTGAAAACGCTGAACAGAAGCAGCAGGCGTATTGTACTTTGCCACTAGTGGTACTAACAAGATGAAGTTAGATGCTTCAGGTAATCTAACAGTGGTAGGTGATGTAACAGCTTATGGAACTATATAATGGCATTACAATCTTCTGGTGCTATATCGTTAGGTGATATAGAAGGTGAGTTTGGTGGTACTGCTCCAACTAGCCTATCTGAGTATTACTCTGCTGCTGCTGGTGTACCTGCAAGTGGCGAGATAAGTCTTACTGACTTTTATGGTACAAGTAGTCGAGTAGCTATTAACATTACACTGGGTAATACCTCTAACTATAATCTATACGATAATCGTGGTGGTACTTATGTTGCAGGCAATTCTGACATAACACTAACAATTAGTGGTACTGTTTCAGCAACTAGTACAGCTACCGCAGCATTAAGAACAGGAACTTTTGCGTCAGGTGATACTGTAACTATTATTAACAATGGTGCAGTTAGAGCCTTTGGCGGTAATGGAGGTGCTGGAGGTTCAACTTCTGCTGGTGCGGCAGGTGCTGCTGGTGGACATGCTATTGATTTAGGTTTTGCAACCACACTGACTAACAACAACCTTATTCAAGGTGGTGGTGGTGGAGGCGGTGGTGGCGGCTCTTGGAATTACTTAGAAAGTCAGCCAAAAGGTGACCCCATCCCACGCTCTTATGGAGGCGGCGGTGGCGGTGGTGGTTCTGGTGTAGGTCTTGGTGGTGCTGGTGGTTATGGTGCTACAGGTAGTGGTGCTGCTGGCGCAACAGGTGGGGCTGATACTGGCGGTGCTGGTGGTGGTGGTGCCGCTTCTGCTGGTGATGGTGGAACAGGTGGCAATCGTGGTGTAGCTGGTGCAAATGGAGCAGCCCAAACATACGCAGGTGGTACAGGTGGTGCTGCTGGTAAGGCTGTTTTACCTAATGGTAATACGCTAACATTAACAAACAATGGTTCGATATTTGGAGCAACAGCGTGATATTATTTAGAGTATTTATAGAAAACAAAACAGTAATCAATAGAGTTTACTGGGCAGAAAGCGCAACAGAACAAGAATTAGCCGATAGGCTGTCTGAAATTACTGACGTATTTACTAGTGAGGCTTTTCCATATCCACCAGCAATCTTAGGTAAAGACTTATACGATAATGTATCTACGCTACACCAATGCTCACCAGATAATAACAGTGCAGTTGCATCTAAGGTACAAGGTAATCTGTTACTAGACAAAGACTTTATTCGTTATATCTATGACTTAGATACTAACACTAAGACTTACGAGATATTCTATAAGGATGATGCAGCATATTCTATGCAGCCTTTAGGTGCTGGTCTTACTGTTTATCGTATCTCTGATATGTTTGATGCAGATATGAATAACTTAGGTAAGCAAGCTGTATACGTTCAAGGTAATAACGTAGATGTGTTTGCTTGGGCTAACAGTCTTAATCCTAACATAGCTATGCCTATCTCTGTAGATAAAGAGTTACACCCAGACGATAGTTATCGTTTTGAGTTTAATACTAATAAAGAGTTAGTATCAGTTAAATTGTTTGCACACCTTACTAGAACAATGGTATGGAACGCAGCAGGTACAGATACTTATATTGAATACACTGCTGACTTTGCAGATGAACTTACTAACCTAGCAGATACAGAGATTGTTGTTGCTCGTTACGACCAGTTTGGTAGTCGTATATGTAGTGACCCAAATAGATAATGAAGGATTGGGGTATAGGTTCTACTCATGTAATTACTAGGTTAGGTAATAACATGATTAAAAGATGGGGTATATGGACACCATACTTTACTATACTACTTAGTAAGATATACCCAATAGAACAGATATACCATAACCATGAAGGTAGTTTTATATCCTTCTTACTAGTAGGTAGTTACTGGGAAGATGTAGAAGTAGCAGGACTTGTTACTACTAGGCACTCTAAGTTTATTAACGTAGTAAGAAGTGACGAGTATCATAGAGTACATTGTGATGAGCCTGTTTGGACATTACTATTTATGGGTAAGAAACAACAAGACGTTACAGCCAAGTGGCGAGATAAAGTCTATCCCTACACTAGACTAACAAAGAGATACAAATGAGCCAAGAAGACAACAGATATTTAACGGAAGCAGACATAGACACTATAGCCGAGAAAGCCGCTGAGAAAGCCTTAGAGAAGGTCTATGCAGACGTTGGTAAGAGTGTTGTAAAGAAGTTTCTGTGGATTAGTGGGGCTGTAGCTATTGGTTTAGCTCTGTGGCTATCTGGAAACGGAGGATTACCTAAATGAGTAAAGACCCACGACTAGCAAGGGTTGGTGTATCTGGCTACAACAAACCTAAACGTACACCTAACCACCCTAAGAAATCACACGTAGTGGTAGCCAAAGAAGGCGACAAGATTAAAACTATTCGCTATGGCGAGCAAGGTGCTAGTACAGCAGGCAAGCCTAAAGCTGGCGAAAGCGCACGTATGAAAGCTAAACGTAAATCATTTAAAGCACGACATGGTAAGAACATAGCTAAAGGTAAGATGAGTGCGGCTTACTGGGCTAACAAATCTAAATGGTAATCCTTGACATTGCCTTAAAAACATGGTATAATAAATAATGACTTACTTAGAAGTAGTAAACAATATATTAAAACGTTTGAGAGAACGGACTGTAGCTACAGTAGAAGAAAGCACCTACTCCTCTTTAATAGGGGTACTAGTTAATGATGCGTTACGAGATGTAGAGAACGCATGGTCTTGGTCTGGTCTTCGTACTACTCTTTCGGCTACAACTACAGCAGACGTATTCAACTATGAGCTAAACGGCTCACAGAATAACCTAACAGTACTTGATGTTATTAACGAGAGTGACAACTTCTTCCTTAAAGAAAAAGATGCTCATACTTTTAACAGTTACTTTTTAAACAGCACCCCACAAACAGGTTCACCTTACTACTACTCCTTCAACGGCATTAGCCCAGATGGTGATACTCAGGTTGACTTGTTTCCAATACCAGACAAAGCGTACACTATTTACTTTAACTGTATCCTACGCTCCCCAGAATTATCCTCGGATGCTGCTACATTTAGTGTGCCTACTAAGCCTATTGAACTACTAGCCTATGCACTAGCCGTAGAAGAGCGTGGTGAAGATGGTGGAGCTAGTCCTACTAGTGCATTTGCTAGGGCGCAGAACGCATTACAAGACGCAATAGCCCTAGATGCAGCAAAGCATTCAGACGAGACTATTTTCTATGAAAGCTAGAACCATACTAAAAGAAAGTTTAGCACTTACAGGTGCAACACAAGCTGAAAGAACTTTATACACAGTGCCAGATAATGTTAGAGCTAAGTGGATATTAGCTTTTATATCTAATAGTACAGGCTCTACTGTTACTAATGTTCGTGTAAGAATTGAAAATGATGAAACCATTACTGTTGTTGGTTCTAAGTCTTTAGGTGCTGGCGACTACATTCAATTAGAACAAAATGGTGGCTATGTAATGCTAGAAAGTGGTTACTCAATTACAGGCTCTGCTAATGCTACTGGTATATCGTGCATGTTGACCTTTGAAGAAACACCTTACCTAGTGAGTACAGTGTAATGGCTAAACCTTTAGTAACAGCATCACTAGTAGCACCAGCTTTCTTAGGTTTAAATACTCAAGAGAGTAGTGTGGCTAATAATCCTAGCTTTGCACTAGAGGCTAACAACTGCATCATTGATGAGTTTGGAAGACTAGGCGCACGTAAAGGTTGGTTGTATCGTACTAGCTCAGATGGCACTGGCACTAACTTAAAAGGTATGCACCCATTTTTAGATATTACTGGCGCTAATACTTTAGTATCATGGAGTGCTACTAAGTTTTACACAGGATTATCTACGTTAACGGAACGTACACCAACCACCACTGATACTATTACTGCTGGTAACTGGTCTAGTGCTACGTTAAATGACAGAGCTTACTTCTTCCAGCGTGGTTACAAGCCGTTATACTACACTAATGAAACTACACCAAACGAATTTAAATCAATAGACCAACATGTTGATTACACTGGTACAGCACCAGATGCAAACATTGTTATGTCTGCCTTTGGTCGTCTATGGGCTGCTGATACTTCCGCAAATAAAACAGTAGTTTACTTTAGTAACTTACTAAATGGCGCACAATGGAATACAGGTAGTGCAGGTACTCTAAACATAGCAGGTGTGCTTCCTAGTGGCTCTGACATAATTACAGGTCTTGCTGAACACAATGGATATTTAATTGTATTATGTCGTAACAACATTATTATCTATGCTGACCAAGATAGCTTTCAAGGTAGCTTTGATGTAAATACATTACGATTAGTAGAAGTAATAACTGGTGTGGGTTGTATTGCTAGAGATAGTATTCAGAACTTAGGTGATGATGTAGTGTTCTTATCGGCTACTGGCCTACGTTCATTAGGTCGTGTGATACAGGAAAAATCACAACCACTAAACGACCTGTCTAAGAATGTACGAGATACGTTCATGGACATTGTAAACAGAGAAAACAATTCAGAGTTAATTAAGTCTTGCTACTTTCCAGAGGCAGCATTTTACTTAATCAGTTTACCAGAAGCCAAAGAAGTATTTGTATTTGATACTCGCGGTACATTAGAAGATGCTTCTTTACGTTGCACTACTTGGAATAACCTAGACCATACTGACTACGTGTATGATGCTACGGCTAAGGTAATGTATGTAACACAGGTCGATGGTATTGCAGAGTACGGAGGTTACAATGACAATGGTAATACTTACCTAATGT